GTTGGCGGCTGCACACACGATCGCGGCTGGTCTTGCCGCGTCGATCCCAACCGCAGGGACATTCGCCATCGGGGCGCAAGCTGCGCCCGGTATCACTGCGCCGCAACCGAACTTCGCCCGCGCGACGCCTGCCGCCAATGGCGACGGCGAAAGCACCGTCAGCGGCAGCGGGCCGATCTCCGTCAATCTGACGCTGTCCCCGAACTTCTCCGGTTCTGGCGGCGGCGACTTCATTCAACAGCTGCGCGGCGCGCTGCCGAGCATCGGATACGAGCTGGCTGAAGCCATGCGGGCCGAACTCGACAAGCGTGATCGCGCCAAGCACTGAGGCAAGAAGAGATGATCTCGCATCCTCTTGTCCCAAAACCGGTTCCCACTTTTGGGGAGGATGCGCCATGATTTTCGCGCTGCTGGGAGACATCAGGATAGGGGATGCGGTCTGGACCGGCCCGAACGCCTCCAAGGAAGGCAAGAAGGCAACACTCGTCGAGCATAAGGTGGCGCGAGGCAAGCCGCCCGTGCAGGACATGGGCGACGAGAATGACACCAAGTCGCTCGACTTCTTCTTCGACGAAACCTTCTGCGACGCCGAGGCCGAGCTTTCCAAGCTGATGGCTGCTTTTGCCGATCGCGTGCCGCTGACTTATGTCGCGGGCGACGGCTCATTCAACGGCGTTCGCTGGCTGATCGAAGATCTTGACGTGCAGACCCTGAAGACGACGCCCTATGGCCGGCCGGTGCGGATGAAGGTCACCGCCAAGCTTCAGGAAATTCCTGCCGACAGCCCGCTCACATTCTTCGCGCAGATTGCCCGCGCGGCCGCATCCGCGATCAGCGCGATCGCCAGCGGCAATGTCGGTGCGCGGCGATAGGAGGCAGGCATGGGGTATCTTGAGCATGTCACGGGTCCGAACGAGCGCTGGGACCATCTGGCCTATCGCTATTATGGCGACGCAAACCGGACCTCGCCAATCATCAAGGCGAACCGCGAATTGTTCGGCGACGCGCTCGGGCCGATCCCCGCGACGCTGCCGGTCGGGCTGACATTGCGCATTCCGATCCTTGATCCGGAACCGCTCGCCGATGAGTTGCTCCCGCCATGGAAGAGAGGAGAAGCCGCATGACCCAAGCAACCCCAGACCACGAGCGCGCGATCGTCCGCGAGACAACAAGCCAGCGGTCTGTCTCGATCGAGATCGAGGCGTCGAGCATGGAGGCGTGCGAAGCCGAGCGCGAGCAGTATTTCGACCGCTGGCACCCGCTGGGTTACGGCACGTCGATTTCCCCGCCGCAAATGTCGGCCAAGGGCATCTGGCGGGCTACGGGCTGGCGCCAAACGAGCTGCGATTGAGGATGCCATGTTGTCGTTGCCGCAGCCAACAGAGCCGTTGTTCAAGCTCCTCTACAAGGGCATCGACATTTCGAGCGAGCTCAGCCCGCATCTGATCTCCTGCACGTATACCGACAAGGTACATGGCGAGGCCGACGAGATTGAAGTCAATGTGCAGGACAAGGACGGGCTCTGGCGTGGCCCGTGGTGCCCGGAGCATGGCGACAAGGTTTCTCTCTGGATCGGCTATAAGCCGGCGCTGCTAGTTCCCTGTGGCGACTTCGAGATTGACGAGCCGAATACACGTCTCGGCCGGGGCGGCGACACGTTTACATTCCGGGGTGTTTCGGCGCCCGTCTCCAAGGCCCTGCGCACCAAGAAGACCAAGGGATATGAAAGCCAGTCCCTGAAGCAGATCGCAGGCAAGGTCGCAGGCGAGCATGGCCTTTCGGTTGTCGGCTCGCCTCCAGATGTCTCGTTCGAGCGCATCACTCAGCGCCGCGAGCGTGATCTCGAATTCCTGTCCCGGCTGGCCGACGCCTTCGGGGCCTATTTCACTGTCCGTGGCAGCAAACTCGTCTTCGCCAAGCGCGAGGAAGTTCATGAGCGCGATCCGGTGTTCACGATCCGGGCGTGCAGCGATGACTACATCACGGCTGATCTGAAGCGCGGCTCGCACAAGACCTATTCGAAGGCCAAGGTCAGCTATTTCGACGGCAACGAGAAGAAGAAGATCGAAGTCGAGGTCGAGGACAAGGCAGTCAAGAACGGCGACACGCTGCGGCTCGACGAGCGCGTCGAAAACCCTGGTCAGGCCAAGGCCCGCGCCAAATCCGAGCTGGAGAAGGAAAACCTGAAGAAGCAAACGGGCAACATCGAGCTCGTCGGCAATCCGCTGCTCGTCGCCGGCCAGATCATTGCGCTGGACGCCGGCTTCGGCAAATGGGCCGGGCGCTATGTCATCAAGACTTCGCGCCACCACATCACCCGTCAGGGATACACCACGAATATCGAAATCAACGGGGTCGGGAGCAAGGCCAGTGGATGACAGCTATCGCAGTGCGCAATTCAAGCGCGGCATCGTGCGGGAGAATGACCCCAAGACCGGCCGCTCTCGGGTCGAGATCGTTGATGAGGACGGCACCCAATCCTACTGGCTTGCTTGGAACACGGCGGCGGCGGGTGGATCGAAGATATTCAACCAGCCGGATATGGGTTCTCAGGTGAATGTGCTGCTCGACCGTCACGGCGAGGATGGCGTCATTCTGGGCGCACGCTACAGCAAAGCCGATCAACCGCCGACGACGAACGGCAAGCTGCTGAAGGCGCTGCTGGAAGGCGGACTTGATTTCGAATATGACAAGGCGTCCGGTTCGCTGACGCTGAAACTGCCTGCAGGTTTGAACATCGAAGCTGGAAGCGTCAAGATCAAAGGGCCGGTTGAAATCGAGGGCACGGCGCTCAAGCACAATGGCAAGAATGTCGGCAGTGACCATGGCCATGTGAGCGCGCCGCCCGGACCTTCCGGCCCGCCAGTTGGAACCTGATACGGCGACAATGTCTCCCTCCGGGATTGAAAACGGAGGGTTATAGTCGCGGCCATGCTTGACCGCCGCGCCATCCCTTTCCTGCATTGGCAGCCGAAGATCGGCCGCAACCTTGCCGCGCCTGCGACGGCGCTAGGCGAGATCGTGCATGGCCTTGATGATGTCGAGCAGGCGATCAACACCATCGTTCTGACCGAGAAGGGTTCGGTGCCGACTGAACCTGAAAAATGCACACGGCTGGCACCTTATATCGACCGCCGTCCCGATTACGCGATCCCGAACATCAGCCGCGAGATTTTCGACGCGATCCGTGCGTGGGAACCGCGCGTCATCGTCGAGCGCGTCGCCATCACGCGCGAGGATTTCGACCATTGGCGTTTCCCCGTTTTCTGGCGCCTCAGGGCCGATGTGACCCGCACCATCCGGCAGACGGTTGTGCTGCTTCCGCCCGATCGCATTCCGGGGGTGGCCGATGCGGCGTGATGATCCCGGCCCTTACTCACTGGATGCCCTGAAGGCGCTGCCCGCGCCCCAGCTGTTCACGGTCGATGCGCAGGTGTGGAAGGCGCGTCTGGTGACGTGGTTCGAGGGCGAGACCGGCCGCACGCTCTATCCGATGCAGATCGAGATGCTGCTGATCGAGGCACTCGCCTACGCCATGAGCGTGCTGGGCGAAGAGGCGCAGGCGGTGGCCGAGCAGCATCTTGTCGCGCTCGCGGGGATCGCGGGACTGGAGCGGCTTGGGCCGAACCGCTCGACGCCTCGCCTTGCGGCGTCGAAAGCGCGCGTCACATTGCGGTTTTCCATCCCGCAGGCGCGCGCCGAAGCTGTGTTCATTTCAGCAGGGACGCGCGTCGGCGCTGGTAATGGCATGTTTTTCACGCTGGCTCCGTGTGTCATTGCTATCGGAGCGCTGAGCGCCGACGTGACGGCGGAAGCGGAGTTTTCCGGCCTCGCGGGCAACGGGTTTCTGCCCGGCCAATTGACATCAATGCTAGACCCGGTCGCAGGCGTTGTGGTGACGAACCCAACGGAAAGCAGCGGTGGCGCTGATGCAGAAGACCCGGAGTTGTATCGTCTGAGGCTGGCCAATGCCTATGAGCGGATCAGCACGGGCGGATCGTTCGCCTGGTACCGAGAGACTGCGATCGGGGTCTCTGCCGCGATCATTGATGTGGCTGTCGTTCGACCGCAGCCCTGCGTGATCGATATCTATCCCCTGACGCTGGCAGGCGCGGCCGGCATCGATCTGCGCAATCAGGTTCTGGCGACGTTCAACACGGCCGAGGCTCTGGATATTCGCTTTGGCGACGATGTCTTCGTCAAGCCGCCTGTGGCGGTGACCGGCGCGCCGGTTCTGACCATTCGCGGGCGCGGCATGGCCTCGACCATTCAGGCCGATGCTACGGCAGCGGCGCAGGCGGTGCTGAAGGTCTGGCGCGAGCGTCTCGGCGCGGCCGTCGCGCCGTCAGACCTCGAAAAAGCGGTCAAGGTTCTGATGGGTGTCATCGACGCCGAGGTTTCCGGCCTCGCGTTCCAGCAACTGCAGCGGTTTGAGTTCTTCGTCGCCACGTCGCTGACCGTCAACATCGTGGTGCTGCCATGAACGTCGCGCAGTTTCTTGTTGCTTTGCTGCTCGGCGGGCAGGTGCTCTGGGCCATGTTTCAAGGTGTCACCGTCTTCACGCCGGCCTGCGCCGATCACGCGGCTCGGCTCAACGATCAATTCAATTCGGCGATCCTGTTCGCAGCGCTGCTGGCGCTGGGCGGCTTCTGGAGTACGCGCCATGATTGAGGGGCGCGCAACACCCTCACTGGTTCCGCCGTCTATTTCCGACGAGCGTGGCAAGGCATTCGGCAAGGTGATGGTGCGCGCCATTGCCGATCCTGACTTCAAGAGGCTTCTGTTCGAGCGGATCGACGATGTCGATGCGAGCGTGCTGCCGTTCCTCATTCGCGAGTTCTCGATCGAGGAATTTGTCGAGCCGGGCATGAGCGAAGCGGTCATCAGGCGGCTGCTCAAGACGTCCTACGAACTTCATGCCCGCAAAGGCTTTGTTGACGGTGTCCGAACGGGCTTAGCCATGCTGGGCATCCGCGTGACGCGCTGGCGCCAGTGGTTCGAGGAGCAGCCGAAGGTCGCGCCCGGAACACATGTCATCACCTTGGCGATCGACGAAGCTGTATTCGAGGTCGAAGGGCGAGCAATCACCGTGAGGCTTCAGCGGGCCATCGGTCGCATGATCGACGGCATGAAGCGCTACAGCCAAGACGTGACGATGCGTTTCGAGGCCGAGGCCGAAACCTCTGTGTTTGTCGGCGCCGCCGTCCGATCGCGTGTGTCCATCCGGCCGTCAGTCGATCCG